TATGCGTCGGCAGGGTTTATTTATTACACCCTTAAAGTTTCTGGTGTAGCATTTTATTCAGTACCTTTGGAGCAGAACGATTGTAAGTGTAAGGATTGTTCTTGCACTAAAACAATAGTTGTTATGGATGGCTCTGAAGAGCAAACAGAGATAACCGACATCATAAAGTTAAAAGACATAATACTATCACTTAAAAGATTATAACCATGCAGATAGCAGAACAATCATTGCAACTACTTAGGGATTCTCAAGCAACTAACGAGGAAAACTCTTATATGTCAGCTTACGCAAATTTACTTGTAGAGATTTCTAAAATGAAAGACGAGTTAATTAATAATGCTGGTAAATTAAGCGCAGGGAATTACGAGAAAAAAGAGTCTAGGATAAATGATTTAGAGCAATCTACTATATTATTTAGCCAATGCTACTTTACTATGCTTCACTACAAGCAAGAAATGGTTACTTGGAAACATAAAGCCTTGGAGAAAGAGTTGGAATTTGTTAACTTCGTTACTCAAGGTTTAGAAAAGTAATCACATGAGCAAGATAGAAGATAAAGTTTGCAACAAGATTTTAGAGCGCTCTAAGGTCGGTGAGTCTAAATACGGGACAACTATGGAGCGAACAGATTTAAGTCGGTTAGACTGGCTTATACACGCACAAGAAGAGGCTATGGACTTAGCTGTCTACTTACAAAAACTAATAGATGAAGAAGAAAAGAAAAAGTGCAACGAGAACTGCCGCTGTGAAAGCAGGATTCCGAAGTGGACTAGAACTACGAGTATGGACGAACTTAAAGAGTAGAGTTAAAGGTTCTTCATACGAGTCTATGAAGATTAAATACGTAGTGCCAGAGAAGCAACGCTCTTACACTCCCGATATAATACTTCCTAACGGAATTATCTTAGAGGTTAAGGGTAGGTTGGTTAAAGCGGATAGAGATAAGCACTTACTAATAAAGGAGCAGCACCCAGATTTAGATATTAGATTTGTATTTCAATGTGCAAATAATAAGATAAGAAAGGGTAGTCAAACCACTTACGCTATGTGGTGTGAAAAAAATGACATAAAATGGTGTGAAAAAGTAGTGCCAATCACTTGGATAAGGGAAGTTAAGTAGTATATTTGAGTATTCCCTGGTTATCTCTGCATGGTTGTGTTTTTGGTTGAACACTTAGTAGCCCTTACATTTGTAGGGGCTTCTTTTTTTATGTATATTTATAAACATTATGGAAAAACAATTTAGACCAAGACTCTCAGAGTTTGAATGGGATTTAGTTAAAAGGTCAAGAGCCTTTGCTGAAACACCAAGAACGGGGAATGTATTAGTTATCGGAGACATCCACGAGCCATTTTGCTTAGATGGATACTTAGAGCATTGCATTACTCAGTTTAGAAAGTACAGATGTTCAGAAGTCGTCTTTATAGGCGATGTAATAGACTCTCACTACTCTAGCTTCCACAGAGCTGACCCAGACGGATTCGGTGCAGGAGAAGAGTTAGATAGAGCTGTAGAGAAGATTAAGAAGTGGCATAAAGCTTTCCCAGTTGCAAAGGTATGTATTGGAAATCATGACGCTATTGTTCGTCGTAAAGCCTTCGATTCTGGCGTATCTGCTAGGTGGATTAGAGATTACGATGAGGTTTTAGATGTTGAGGGATGGGACTTTAAAGAAGACCATAAGATTGATAATGTCCTTTACGTTCACGGTACGGGAACTTCTGGAAGAAATGCTGCGGCTAATAAGTCTTTGCAGTTTAATTGTAACGTAGTTCAAGGTCATATCCATACTGAGGCTTCAGTAATATTTAATGGAAGCTATTGGGGTATGCAAGTAGGCTGCGGTGTAAATAGAAAGTCTTACGCAATGGCTTACTCAAAACACTTCGCTAAAACTTACAAACTAGCTTGCGGGGTTGTTTTAAGTAGAGGTTCACTTCCTATAGTAATCCCTTATGCAGAAAAATAAAGATGCAAGTACCTTTATCTACATCCTTATAATGGTTGTAGTATATTACTTAGCTGCGTAAAGAGTAGCTACCGATAGCGCAAGCATCACTAAATGTTGCCAAGTAACTTCACCAGCAACCTCTATTTGATGCACTGCGGCTATTGCTATGACGCCTCCAATAGTTCGCCTACTAGACCACTTACCCTTACTATCCTTAAACATTTTAGGGACAAGGAATGAAGCAATCTTAGCTCCAGTAACTACTGTTGGGCTTATCATAGATTCTGTATTAGTTTTTCTTTTTAGACCCATAGTTAGGAATAATAAATTCTAAGACTTTATCTACCTTACCGAAGATATTGTCGTCTTTAAGTGTAGGCGTTAACCTTACTATAACCTTTAAGGCAGCCATAACAGCTACTAAAATTGTTATAATGTCTGTTCCGTTTTCTGTAATGTACTGAATCATTTTGTTTAAATTATGGTTATTGTAAATGAGCTTGGCAACTCTTTAAGCATCGACTCCATAGTGTCCCTGCTAGAAGTTACATCTAACTCGTTATCTCCATTAATATCGGTATGAGTTCTACCTACAGCAATACATCCTCTAAGTTGATGATTATAATTAGCTGGGTGTATAAGAATAAAGTCTCTTTCCTCTACATCCTTTAATATTAAATGCTCTCCATGCTTCTCAGAGAACCTAACTTCTACATCGTAATCCCCTCTAGGGATGCAAGAAATATTTCTTCTATTATCTCTCCACGTTAACTCTAAAGTCTTGCAAGAGAACGCTTCTTTAAGTCCTTTATAGGCGCTTAAAACGCCTAACGTTTGAGTCCCGTCATCTATCAGCCTGGTTAAAACTACTTTCATTTTTATTTTTATATGCTATGATTTATACTGAACGAAAATGTCATATACTTAGTACCGCTACCTGGGTGGTCTACATATCTGAAAAACACAAATATAAGTTTGTTTGGAGGAATTGTTTGTGTTGTCACTATGTTGATAGGGTAGTTGTCATTTAAACTACTTATAGCTACAGTATGCGTCCCAACCACATTCATAGGAGTAGTGCTAGGCGAGCTAAGAAGGTCATCCACCTCTGAATACGCTAGCGTAACCTCTACGTCTCCATAAGCACTACTGCTAGTTGATTTTATCGAGCCAATAAGAGATATGTTTTTAACGGCAAACTCCGTACGGTAACTATAGTTTAAGTTTATTTTAGCAAAACCGCCTAAAGTTGAAGAGTAATTATTCCAATAACCAGAACCCCAACCAGCAGTTGAAGTTCCGTAATAATACTGATTCCCGTAAAAATAAAGTCTAGCTTGTTGGTGAACGAGAGTTGTTCTTCTAGCATCATCATCTTTTACGTTAACAAAAGACTTAACAATGGAGTGTAATAGTGTTCTTAAGTTGTATATAGATACACCACCTCTAACGTTAGATTTAAACTTGTCCTCTATAAAATGAAGTAGATTATCCCTATCAAATTGTTGAGACGACTCTACTGTTAAAGGGGCTTCAGTCCTACCTTGATTGTCAAGAGTCTCTTGATATAAAGGTGCTGATAACTTATAATCATCCGTTGCTGCCATAGTCTATTTTTTTTTATTCTTCTTCCATAAATCATACAACCTTACCGCTGTATAAGTTACAGCGAAAAGCAAAGAAAGTATCCTTAACCCTTGCTCTATTTGACTCATAGTGGAAACTGCTACAGCCCCTCCGTTAACTATGGAGATTTCTATAGAGTCTTTTATTTTATTTATAGTATCGTTCATCGTGTTGATTTATGCTTTTATACCTATCAAACTTACCGCCGTAGGCAAGAATCCCGCCTAGCCTTACTACATTGTCTCCGTTTAAGTGTTTATCGTTATTGGTGTGCTCATAATTCGGAAAAACACCGTTGTTTTCTGTGTCATCAAGCCATTCAATCATATCCTTCTTAAGTATTTCTGCTTTTCGGAAAGTATCTTGCTTTAATATAGAAAGTTCGCTAGTATCAACTGGGTCGCTCCACTCATCATCATTAACGACTACACCCGAAGATGTTGTATTGTATTGCATATCATTTAAAACCTCGTACTTAACGTAAAAAGCAAGGCAGGGTTTTATGTAGTTATCTACAAGGACTATCTCTTCGGCAGTTAAATAGTCGTGATTTCCTGACCCAGCACTTCTAGGAGGATGATTTCCTTTTCTAAGTTCTCCCCAGAAGTAATCTCCTAAATGTTGTTTAAGGTGAGTCAGCTCTGCTATAAGAATGATGTTATCATCTATAATAGATGTATCCATATTGGCGTTAGTCATAGCTTTATCTACAACTTCAGCGGCAGTAATTAGATTATTGTATTGTCTATAGTCCGTTGCAGCCATCGTGTTTACCTTTTAAGTCATTTAAATATACATCTTCTAAATCTGGTCTTTCTTCCAAACCTATGAGTGAACGCAACTCATTTACATCTGCAATTTGAGTTATATCAATGTCGGCAGCAAAACCAATAGGGGATTCAAACTGAACCTCTAGAGATGAAGCATCAGTCTTAAGCACCTTACCTATAGCGTCTCGCATAGGTTTAAATACTTGCTCAATAGTATCTTGTATTACGGTTCTCATAACTAAATCGTAAGATATTCTAATCTCACTACCAGTGTTATTCATTTTACCGCTAGACACAATACCAGATAAGGCTGGTTGCCATCTGTGAGCTGTTACTATATTGTTACGGGTTAATTCCTGGTACTCCATAAAAGAACCGTCTTTATCATCCTTTAATATCTGTACGTTAGAACCTCCGCCACCAGTTCCGTCTTTAACTAGGAATAAAATCTTTCCATTATTACCTTCCCCAGTAAGTTTGTCTTGAGCTAAAGAGATTAACTCTTCCGCTTCATCATCGCCCATAGAACCTTCTATCTCTATAATAGCTGAAGGCATAAACCCGTTCTCGAACTTTGAGCGATTATATTTTTGTATTAAGTAATCTATTTCTATAGAGCCACTTTCTGCCGCAGCTATGTAATCTGGAATACCATATCTTTGAAAGCCGCTTTCGTAATCCTTAAACATAAGAACTGAGCGTCCATTTTTGAAATTAGGAAACATAGGAACTTTACGAACCTCTTTATCCTTTACATCGTAGTATTCCCAGTCTGGGTTTATGTAAACCGAGTCTAGGTTTTTACCAACCCTAACCATTGTAGAGTCAATGTGATACATATTACATCCGCCTTCGTATTCAACAAATTCAATGTAAGAGTTTCCAAAAGAATAGAAGTCGTCTACAACCAACCTAAATAGGTTTCTAAGGGACTGACCAGTAGGATTAATTTCCTTTATGTAGTCGTCCAGCTTTGCGTTAATAGTAGTGATTTTACTACCCGCTGTGTAGGTAGCTTTCTGAGAAAGGATAGCTCTGTGTGTACTAGACTTTCTTTTTAGTTCAGCAAGGTATTGAGGAAACAAATTATCGTCTCCAAACTTATAAAACTCTTTAGAAGTTATAGTTCTTTGCCTTTCTTGAAAGTCTGGCATTGAAGATAAGTTTACTATATCAAACTTAACCTTTCCACTTGCTGCCTTTGTTAAAGCTTTAGAGGTAGTGCTTGCTACAAACCTACCATTAGAATCTCTTTCTCTTTTAGCCACAATAAAATAGTATAATGTTAAACAAATATAAGAAAAATAAAGGGCTACTCCCGTAGTTTCACCCTTTAAATTCTATATATTAAGCCGTTTTACGAGGCTCTTCACCTTGAACAGCAGTAAGTTTTACTGTAACTCCGTTTTGGTCAGCTAAAGCCGCACCAGAATCAGATTCAATAGACTCTAGAAATAAAGCAAAATCAGTTCCTGCAGTTCCAGAACCACCTAAGACAGCATCCCATCCGATGATATAAGAACCTCCGTCCCACAATTCTACTTTACCGTATAGAGCAAGACCTTTCATCTCTTGTAAAGCCTCGAATACAGTATTTCCTAGTTGTGGAATGTAACCTTCAATACTAGCAGTTGTCATAGACAAACCTTTTTCTTGGCTAGTTGAAGATGTCATTTTAGCAGTTTCTTTTTCAAACTCTATAGTAACTTCGTCTGCTGCTGGAGCATAAGTAACCGTGTGGTTAGTCGCAGATGTAAATGAAGCAGTACCGTCAAAAGTACCTAAGGATAGGGATTTGACCCCCCCTTTAGCAAAGTGCTGGCTGTTTCCAACCGTAATTTGTGTTAGTGCCATTTTATTTTCTTTTTAAAAAGTTAAAAAAAAAGGGAGCGGGATTAGTTCCCAACCCCCTTTTAATATTAATCATTATACTATATTATACAGTAATTGCGTCTGGAGTATAAACAACAGCCAATTCTGGATTAGGAAGAGCACATCCCACCATGTAAGACACTCTGAATCTGTAAGACTTATTATCTTGAGAGTACCATTGTTCAGCACGAGTTTCGTCGAAGTCTGTACCTACGATGAAAGCATTCTGACAAGTGAAGATAGCGCAGTAGTTTTCAGCAGCAGCACTAACAAAGTTAACTTTAGCACTGTCAGTAGAAAGTACCGCATCCCAGTCTCTACGAACTACGATAGGAATACCTCTAAAGCTCATTTTAGCTCCATCAACCAATGCTCCGTAACCCGCAGCAGCGTATCCGTTAGCCTCTAAAGTTTTTTGGTAGTTATCAGCAACAGCACCGTTTACCATAAATACTCTTCCAGGAGCAGCTAAAAGCTCAGCAGAAGCAGCAGCGTACATATCTTGAAGAATCTCAATACCACCATCAGCAGCTAAACCAGCGTCGTTAGCAGACCCACTTAAGTCTCCGCTAGTAAGCTGAGTACAGCTAGATTCAGCAGCAGACTGGAATAAACCGTCATAAAGACCGTAATCCACATCAGAAGACGCTACATCAGAGAATATTAACTGACGGTTAAAGTCGTGCTTGATACCAGAACCGATAAGGTCAAGTAAAGCAGTTTTTACGATAGAACCATCAATATTATCGAAATCGTGTCCAGCCTTCATAAGCTGACCTTTGATTTTTCCGAATAAAGATTGAGCTCTAAACTCAACTTCAGCTTCAACACGAGAAGGAGTAATTGTTACGCCAGAAAACGTACCAGCATTTTCTCCAGTAAAAGCCCCGTTATTAAAAGCTTTAGTAATTTTTGTTAATTTACCTAAGTGGTCAATAACAGTAGTTCCTTTAATGTTAGGAAGAACGTCCATGTAAGACAGAAGTTCACCACCTAAGAATAGAGGGGAAACAATGTACTTATTTACGTCGTACTGATTAACAGCAGGTAAATTGTTAGTAGAAGGAGTTGCCATTTTTTTTAAATTTTAATGGGTTAATTATTAATTTTTATTTGAATAAACTTTTTCCTAGTTCAGCCCAATCATCTTTAGGGGCTTGGTTCTTAGAAGATACTTTAGGTTCTTGTTCTGCTAAAGTAACTGAAGGTGTAGCCTCTAGTTTTGATATTCGCTGAGTCATTTGTTCAAACTGAGTTTTAAAGCCTTCTTTAGACTCGTTCAGTTTTTCTTTTTGCGTACTAAGCTTCTGAGAGAGAGAGTCTCTTTCTTCTGTTAGCGATGCTAATTGAGCTTTTAAGTCTTCCACGTTAACGTCGTTAGACGCTTCAACTGGTTGCTCTTGACTTTCTTGTGCTACAGCTTCTGCCGTAGCCTCAGTTGGCTGTTCGTCTGTTTTTCCTACAATCATTTCTTTTAAGTCGGAAATTTGACCAACAAACCAGGTTTTTAAATCTTCTTGCATAGTAGATTCTTTTTTGTGGTTATCAATATTTAACGTATTAAGGATTTCTTCTGGAGTTTTATTCTGGTAACCGCTTAAGTCGTATCTTGCAACAACATCAACAGCACCAGTAACCTCATCTACAAACCCTAACTCTAACGCTTCTTGTGCTGAAAGCCAAGTCTCACGAGCCATCATTTGCTCTATTTCGTCTTCTGAGATACTTGTCTTAGCTTTGTACACACTAAGCATTGTAGTTTCAACTTTTTCTAAAGCGTTAATCTGCTTACGCATCTGAGCTTTGTTTCCAAATACATTACTCATAGGAGAGTGTATCATAAACAAACTGTTAGCGGTCATTTCAACCCTATCAGCAGCTAAAGAGATTATGGTAGCCATAGAAGCAGCCAAACCTTCTATCTTTACAGTAACCTTACCAGTGTAGTTTTTAAGGGCTGTATAGATTGCTTGACCTTGGAATACATCACCACCCGTACTATTAATATGTACAGTGATGTCTTTCCCTTTTAATCCTTTCAAGTCTTCTAGAAAGCTTTTAGCGCTAACGCCGTTTACCCCAATCTCATCGTAGATGTGAATATCGGTAGACTTGCCAGCTTTAGCTTCTATTGGCATATTATACCAAGACTTAGTTTCAAATAGATTTTCCATATAGATACAAATATACGTAATTACTTTTTAATACTCTTGACATTTATTGACAGTTTTGTTGCTCATATAATCGTAAACAACTCTTTGAGCTTGCCTTACAGATATTTCGTACTTTTCAGATATATCCATAAAGATGTTTTTTATAAGTTCTGAGTTGTCTTGACGTATAGCTCTATCAAACTCTTTTCTTATTAAATAGTTTCTAATAGAGTTGTTGTTGAGTAAACCTTCTGAGTATAGTGTATTAACTACCTTAGAAGAGTTTTCCCCACACAACCTACTTATTTCCTGGATTAAATCTTTTTCCATATTAATACTTGCTTTGTGTTTCTATAACTTTAACTCTGTTTTGAACTTTACTTAAAGATTCTACTGGTAATACTACATTTGTGTTTTGAGCTATTGCAGCACCTAAAGCTTTATAGTCTATTAAACTTTTAGCTCCAAAGTTTGGTGACGAAAATGAGTTTCCTCCCCCCGCTACGTTCATAGCACTTAAAGCTCCACCAAACATAGCTGTGCTTCTTCTGTTTATTACAGCCTCTCCACCTTCTAGTTCAGACACTCGACCTCCTACCGCAAACCTTTCACCTCCCGCAGCGTGAGAGTTTCCGTAAACCATACCACCTTTTGCGAACTTCTGAGAATTTATACTCTTCATGTTCGCTAAGTGAGCTACGGTAGCTAATCCAGCCATAATAGCGTATTGGCTAATACTCGCAGCACCAAAGGTAATAGCGCTTAAAGGGTTAGCCGCAGCTTGTATTCTAATGTTCACAAGTTCTTGTATAAACCCTATTTTAGCTAACTTCTTTTCACTTTCTTGTCTAGCCTCAAAAGCTTCTTTATCTATTTTTTCTTTTCTTTTTTCCGCTTGCTTTTTAGTCACTACACCAAACTCAACTTGCTGGTCTATAACTTCCTTTTCTTTATCAAACTCAGCTTGCTTTGCAGATAAGTTGTTATTAATAGAGTCAGTTGCTATTGTACTTAAGACGCTTAAAGCCTTTCTTTCTAACTCTAACTTAACCTTTAGCCTTCTCCTATCTTCAGACATAGAAAAGTCTGTTTGGGTTTTAGTTAACTTTAAAAGTATAGCGTTCTTTCTTTCTTCAAACTTAACCTCATTTTGAGCGTTAATACCTTTTTGGTTTAAAACATCGTTTACGTACTCTAACTCTATTTGTAAAAGATTTATTTTGTGATTTTTAACCTCTTCCGCAGACTTAACCTCACCGTTAGCAAATTTCACGTTTAGTTCGTGAGCCTCATCATTAAATGTGTTCCTTTTATCTAACTCGTTTTCTCTCCAAGCTTTAGTTGCTTCAGCTTGGTCGTCAAGAACCTTTTGGTCGGCATCTTTTTTTGCTTGAGCATCCGCTTCTAAGTCGTCAATGTACTTAGAAAACATACTTAAGTAGTTATTAAGTTTTACATCAGCATCTTTTAGCGTTATAGTATTGACGCTAGCTAAAAAAGCTTTAACATCTCCAAGCTCTTTAGAAGATAAATCTTTTGTTCCGCTAAATAATTTTATATATGCCGACTTTAAGTTTTCATCACTACCCATCAAAGCTTTCTTTGTTTCCTCTGCCGAGGCAATCATTGCTCCAGTAGCATCTTTTGCTTGCAAAGCCATTCTAGTAGCTGCGCCGCCAACACCAATGAATGATAAAGCGTAAGTAAACTTATCTAACAAGTTTAAGTTATCTGTATTTATAACATCAAACAACCCCGTTACTGCGTCAACCATATCAATAAGCCACTCAGAAGAACCTACGCTTACTTTTAAGTTTTTAATAGAAGCGTCCATTTGTTTTAAGGCTATGTCAGCACTATCAACATTTTCAGCTAAAGCTCTTTGTAAAGAGGAAGCTTCCCCAGTATCTGAGCTCATTTCAGCTAAAAATTTACCGTACTCCGCAGCATTATCACCAGCCAAAGAAAATATCGCTGTAAGACCACGTACATTACCAAACATTAATTCAATATCCCTAGGTGACTGCTTATAAACTTCATTAAGCCTTCTCATTGTTTCTGTAAAGCCTACCGTCTTCATTTCGGCAGCTCCAATAGGAATGCCCCATTTGGTAAATAAATCTATAGACTGAGTTGCTGGTTTCTGCATTTGCGATATAGCAGCACGTAAAGCCGTAACTGTTTTAGCGGCATCAAGCCCAGAACGAGTAGTTACCGATATAGCAGCTCCAAGTTCTTCAAAAGATATTCCCGAAGCGGCGGCAAATGGAACTACAACCCCTATGGATTTAGCTAATTCGTCTACCGTTGTAACACCAAACTTCTGTGTAGTAAATAGTATTTCAGAAACTCTTCTAGCTTGGTCGGCTTCCATTCCGTAAGCGTTGATGACTGTGGTCAGACCTAGCGCAGCAGACTTTAAGTCGGTAACACCAGCGATAGCTAGGGTTGATGCTTCCTTAAGAAAGTTAACCGCATTACCCGCAGAAACACCCGCAGATACTGAGTTAAACATAGCCTTGTTTACATCTGCTAAAGTAAATCCAAACTCCCTACTAACTTCCATCGCTCCTTTGTAAAGGCTAGGGGAAAACATATTTTTATCTTCAGCACTTAATAATGTTGTAACGTTTTTTACACCTCTTTCGTAAGCAGCAAAATCTTTTAATGATGTCGCTAAAAATGTAGTTAAAGTTCTAAAGGCTTGAGTTGCGGCAGCAACACTAAGTCCTAAGGTCGCTAAACTTTTAGCAGTTGTTTTAGCTTGAGAGCTCTGCTCCCTAAGTCTGCTAGCGTTAGCTTTAAGGTCTTTAACACCCTGCTTAACTTTTTTATTGTAAAGTTGTTGTTGAGCTGTTAGTCTTGTAAGTTGATTTGCTTGAGCAGAGGTTGCTGTTTTTTGACCCCTAATCCTCTTTTTAAGCTCCCTAAGCTGATTGTTAGTCGCCTGGAGTCCTTGCTGATACTTTTGTAGCTCGTTTATACCGACGATGCCAAATTCTATTTGATACTTATCTTTAGCCATACCTTTATTTTGTAGGGGTTACTAAAAGCAATTCAACCTCAGTAGTTTCACCAGAGAAGTTAAAGTCTTTTACTTTGTTTAATATATAAATGTTTTCGTTAATATGTATTAGATTTCTAAAGTCTAACGATGCTATCTCAGCACTTGTTAAGTGAACTTGAGCTATAGCAACTTTATCCCTTATCATTAACATATCAATTAGTGGTTTGTGGTAAATGTCATATAAACTTTTACTTAAACCTTTAGAGAAGTCTGACGAGAACGTTAAGTTAGGTGAGTCTTCATCAAAAATTGAGTAAGATGTTGCTGATAAATAGCTTTTAGATTTTGCTATTTGTTGCGCAAAAACACCGTCATCAGATGTATCTGTGCTTGCGTAACTCCAGATAGAGTTTAAACCATAATTAAGATTACCGTTTTCAATATGCTTAACCCCATCTAAAACAGCAAGTTTATGTTCATGAGAGTTGTTAGGTAAAGGTAAGTCACTGTTAGACTGAGGCTCAAAATTAGCGTCTGGTTTAGACCATATCCTAGGTATTAACAAAAAGTCTCCACCACTATTTATTAAGCTAGAGTAGTTCATTTTTGCAGCAGAGAATATAGATAAAGAAATTTTTTCGTCTTCATTTAATTTACTAAATCCAGTGTCAACAAACTTATCCCCGAATAAGGACGACATACTCCCAGACTTTTCTAAGTTAACCTCATAGTCAGAGGAGTCTTCATTCATTTTATAGTTGATGTTGGACTTAATTATAGAGTTTTCTTTTACGTTAGTTATTAACGCTTTATCAGTCCAATCAATGTAAGATTTAAATATAGGCGTTACTATTACTTGAAATATAAAAGCTGAATGATATAACTCTGCTGGTAGGGTTATATAAGGCGCGTCATAATGCCAACTATAAGCGTCAGTAACAACTGAAGCTGTAGGGTTATCTAAAACGTATTGAGCTCTAGATTTACCTAGTGGTAGTTTAAAGCTTATGTGCGTTGTAGTTGAAACTGCTTTAAATTTAAGGGTGTACCTATCTCTGTTGTAATCATTTTCAGTTAAAGGTTGATTTAACTGCCCATGTATTAAAACTTGAGCTGACGAGTTTCCTCCAATACTACCACCTACAAGAACCTCTAAGGGAGAGTTGGTTTCATAAAACACTTCAAGCTCATATTCATTCCCAGCAATAGTAGAAACCACTTCCGTTAAGTAGAAGTGAGGTTCAGCCACTGGGTCTACTAAAGGAGTGATTCTTACGGCAGACCTTTCTGGAGCTGGTGTTGGGGTGCTATATACCGTCCCCGCCGTAGCGCTCCATGTTGGGTAGAAAACGCCGTACTCTGGAGGGTAAACATACCCAAACCCATCGACTACTTGGTTGCTATCAAGGCTGTCAGTGTACCAAAAAGAATCACGGTAATGACCGTTGTATAATGCTGGGGTAGAGTCTTTTGAGTCAGAGAATCCGCCCGTTCTGTAGAACTCCTCGAAAGGTTCAGTTATAGCGGTCTTACTATGCTCGTCTACATCCCAAATAAGGTTAAATAATTTAGAAACCTCAACAACAAAGTCTAAGCAAGAAACGTCTGGTAAAACATTTTTATAAGAAGCTTTAGGGT